GTTTGGTAGCCCTCGCGGGCGGTTTGTTTGTCCATAGTATTTATTGTGTGGTTATTGTGTGGCGGTTTGTATGGCTGTTAGGATTGCAAGGTTGCATAGATAGCCCTTGACGATTCGCTCTTCAACTCATCCTCGGGCTTGTCTGTTATAGGTTCGCCGCGATAGTCAAAATCGCCTTCGCTTTCAAGCATAAGCGCAAGGAATACTTCCATTGCCTCGCTTGGCGTGCACTCAATTTCGGAGAAAAAGAACATGCCGAAATCTTCAATGGGAGTCTCACCGTCAACCCATCCCTTTTCGTCTATGTTTACCCAACGGCAATCGGGTTCAGTGTAGCGGTTGACTGTGGTAGTGGCTAAGAATTTTCTTTTCATAGTGTTATTAAAGGCGGTTTGAGCGGCCGCGCGGACGCGACCTATTAAAGATCCGCAAACTTGTTATGTGTGGTTATTGTGTGGCGGTTTGCTTGATTTAAACACGCGCTAGTTTACCCGCGGCGTCTTTAGATTGGTTTAAAGAATCCTCAAAGGTGCAATTGCTACTTGGTTCAGGTGAAGTGATAACAGATACGCATCTTTGCAAATCATCCTCTTCGGCGCCAAGGTTAAAAACCTTCCCGTAATAGTAAGCGGTGGCTTCGCGCGGCGTTGCCTTAATTTCAGTTTTTATAGTGGCACCATTTTCAAATGTGGCTATAATATATGTTTTCATGATATGTATTTGGTTGCGTGTTATTGCCCCTTAAAGGCGTTTTAATGTGTTGCAAGTAGTAAGTGTTACCCTTGCACCCTGAAACCCCGTAGCGGTTAAACTACAGGGCAGGGTGTTAGGTGATGGATTGATTAGAATTCGGAAACGATTATGCCGCCGTCAAACTCAATCAGATAGCCATTGTCGCGAATATAATCTTCAATGTTATTCAAGACTGTTTCGTGAAAATTTCCGTCACAATCAACCACTGATTGATCGTCGCTTTCGCCAGTCATCGGATTAATATATTCAATGCCGAAATCTTCCCTATAATTAGCAAAGTGTTCATCCGCCCACTCAATAAAGCCATCGTGTTCCGAATAAGTGCAACGCAATGCAACAACGTCTAGTTCTAATTCTACGCCGCAATCTTCTTCGTATTCTTCAAGATATTCAGCAAGCGCCCTTGCTCCAGTGTAAGACCAATCGGCGTTTTCATCTTTAAGCAGTGCGTTTACAATTTCGTATGTATTTAATGTATTTATCATGGTATGTTATGTGGTTGTATTAAGTTTGATTGAATTAACGTGTATTTGTATTAAGTTTGATTGAATTAGACGTCAATGACTAGAAACATAAGCAAAGCGCCTAAGGAGCCCGCGAGTAAGATGCCTAGTGTATAGATGAGAGTATTGAGTGTTTTCTGTGTGGTTTTCATTGTAAGGTTGCCCTGACGGGCTCTGTGTGGTTTGATTGAAATTGGAGTGTAGGATGCTCCGCCCCGTTTGATTAGAAGCTATTTAAGACTCAAGGCTAAGTCAATAGCATCCTTGCGGATTGAATCCTTATGTTCGACGTTTCCCATGACAGAAGCTTTTGTATCTAAATTAATTACTTCCGTATTGCCGTAGCCTGATTCAATAACGACTGCATTAGAAAATTCAAAAAATTTACCGACTTTAAATTCTATTTTGTATACAGGCGAAACTTTGATTGTTTTGATTGTTTTTAGGTTTTTCATGATGTGTGGTTTGTGTGTTATTATTGTGACGCAACCCGCGCCGATGGAAAGAAAGCAATAGAAACAAATACATGCATGCAAGCTTTTTCTTTTAAATAATTAAAGAAAGTCTTGGAAGCCGCTTGTTTACTGGCTTAGAGCTTGAAAGTTTTTTGAGAGGGAACGCAAGTCGACGCTATTCGCGCCATTAAAAACCCGCCTAAGTTATTATAAGAGAGAGAGAGAAAGACAGCGCATGTGTTGCTAGGTGTTGCTAGGTGTTATTGAGTGTTGCTAGGTGTTGCTAGGTGTTGCTGAGTGTCGCTGAGTGTTATTGAGAACGAGTCGCAATAAGGACAAAAACACAGCGTTTGAAAAAGACAGACGAACAAACGCATCAACGCATCATGATACACTGATATAACACTCAATAGACTAGCAAAGGGATTATATATCCGTTGTGGTGCTAGGAAAATAAGGGGATACCCCCCTTGCGTTGACAAAATGCAGACAAATTGCACAATATCAGGGGTCATGGGGGTCAGCTCAAAATCGACGATATAACGTATGAGGTTTCAGATTTTTATACCAAAACAACAGGACACCTAGGGGAACACTCATAGAATCCTCATAGACCACTCTGAGACGCCCTAGAAAGCCTTTGAGCTCTCCACAAGGGTGTTCCTATACGAAAAGACCCCCAGAGGCACACAAGGGCTCTCTGGAGGTCAACACACACGTTACACACAAAACGTAGCAACTAAGCTACAACACAAAAGTTAGAACACATCCTCTTCCTCATCATCGTCATCTTCTAGTTCTTCCCACTCAAAGGCATCTTCAGGGTTCTGGTAAAGATTCATAACACCAGCGTGGCGCTTACAAGCCTCATTGAGCAGCCCCATGGTAGCAAACGGGTCGCTATAGACCAACTCGAAGGAATGCTTAGCGTCATCAGGTTGGATGATGATAACAAAGTTCCTACAGTGCTCCCCTAGGCGGGCTTGTATGGACTCGAAGGGTGTCATTTAGATTTCTTAGTGAGTTCTGACGAACACTTAGTTACCTTGGGCTTACTCCAGTCAATCTTATCGTAGTTCTTACGCTGCTTGGCTGGGTTGTGACCCTTTCTTGGCTGATGACCTTTTCCCATGATTACATATAAAGGTTGTTGAGCTTATCAATAACGATCAGAATAGCTTCTCGGTGGTCTTTTAGGACAGCTTCTTGATGCACGATGACTTCCGCGAGTGTCTCTAGGTTGTCCTGAGTGTCTTTGAGGGAATTATTGAGGAACACTAAGGATCCTGAGGTAACTAGGATGTATAGAATTAATAGTGTGTGTTTCATATAGGTAATACTGGTTGGTAGTTACTACCTGTCAAACACTAATGAATATACTTTTAAAGGAACACTCTTATTCCAACATAAGGGAAACTTTAAGGAGGGACTTATTACCAGTAATCTAATTAACACTCTTTTTCAAAGGAACACTAATAGTAGGCATCTTATAGATTTAATTTTAAAGAGATTGTTCCCTACCTGTCAAGGATAATGTTCTCTAATTGTTCTTTATTTAAGAACACCTCCCTTCTACCTATACTGTCGATCATACCACCTCTTCTAGTTATATTGTTGATTATCAAGTAGTTAGGAATCTATCACGAGCCCTCTATTATTTGTTACTAAATAGAGATTGTTCCTAGTTGACATCTCCTTCTCTGGTAACAGGATAGGAGATATGATTACACAAACCACATTAGATCTTGTTACTAAACTACCGTTTTCTGAGGTGCCTCGTTTAGGAGGAAAAACCAGACCAATAAAGCAAACAGAGATACAAGCAGAGGGTTGTTTTAAACAAGGAGACCCTCACCCGCTCTACGAAGGTTTAGTTTTTAGATGTAAAAGAAAGGGACGAGGGCAACGTTGGATTACTAAGGAAGAGTTTGAATCTGAAAAGCTCAAAGCCCGTGATTATGAGAAAAATAACAAGCACGTTCGCCAAGCTTACAATGAGCGTAATGCAGAACGCATCTCTAAAAAAGCAGCACAATACTACAAAGACAATTGGGATGCTAAAAATGAATATAGAAAGAAACATCGCGAGCGCATAAGAGCAAACGTAAACAGAAACTACGCCAACAATAAGGCGCCTTATATTGCTAAGAGAAACGCTCGCCGCAAGCATCTTAAAGAAAATATTAAGCTGACTAAAACCCAGAGGGCTGAGTTAAATGAACTTCACCGCTTACGCCTTGAGTTGGATTTAGCCGCTGTAGGTGCTGGGATGTTCCCTGAAGGTCATAACAAACAAGGTAGGTGGGCTTTTGAGGTACATCACCTTATGCCACTAACAGAAAATAAAGAGGTATATTTAGGGTTAGATGCTGCTTGGAATGTTGAAATACTATCAGTAGCAGAACACAAAAAGGCGCATTCTCGTGCATCACCAAGTGAGTGCTGATGCTCCACCTTTGTTCTTAAAATAGGAATCCTGAAACTTCTGTAACTCCTTGTCGAGCATCTCTACCTTGCGCTCGGTCATCTTTACCTCAGCATCCTGAGCCATTTGTTCCGTCCAATAGGCTACAGCGATACTAAGAGCGTCAAGTCTATCGTCGTGCGTAATAGCACCTCTATCGCGTGTGAGCCTCGACATTTGGTAAAAGAGGCTGTACTTCAACTGCGATTCATGGGGATACTTCTGAATAGTCTGGAAGTCGTCTTTAACAACATCAGGATCCACCACAAGTCTGTGACCCGCCATGACGGGCTCTAAGGTATCGATAATACGCTTCTCCTTCTGCGTACTGTGGCGCACCTCCTCGATGCTCACAGGATATATACGAGTGAGCACAGGCTTAATGAGTTCGTTGAACATACCGTCACCAAAGTTAGTTTCGGTCACGATGTAGTTCACCTTGTGTTTCTTAGCGAGTTCCGCGAGTTGCACTAGGGTGTCCTCGGAGTAACCACCCGAAAGACCACCAGCAGCAGGAATATAGAGCGTACCGTTGAGCATCTTACAGACAGCATAACCAGTCTCATCCTTACCTCTACCAGCAGGGTCAATTGCAAGCACACTACCAGTGTACGGAACCATATCTCCGAGGGTCTTAAAAGGTCGGTAGTACCGCTCACCTGCGAAGGCTACATTGGGAACACTAGAGTCCCACTCAAGCTGAGGGTCTCTTGCCCACACGTAGCGCTCAGGGGCAACCTCGTTGTCGATACTTGTTACAATCAGGTCGCTGATCTTCAGAGGGAACTTCTCGACGTCAGACAGCTTACTATCCAGCATGAACTGCATGGTGTATCCAGCAGATCCATAACTGATCTTACGTT